CGAACATTAGAGGCGTTACAAAAGGAGATGAGTTATGCAGGACGCTACCGTCCAATCGACCCCACCGACGAGCCAAGTACCAGCAGCCGTCGCTCCGAACAGCTACGTGGCGGCAGCTCCAGCAGCTCCCCAGGCGGTTCAGACGGCTCCAGTGCCGTATCAAGTGGGTACGAGTTACCCCCAAGCCGTTCCCCAGGCGGCCCCCAGTTACCAATCAGCCCCTACTCAGTACGCCCCCCAATCCCAGACTCCATCCTCGGAGGCGGGGAATCCATGGGAATCGGCGTTCAACAAGGTAGTAGGAGTCCTGAGCGCACCAGTCCAATCCCCGTTCCAGGGTCAACAGTCGCAGACACCGACTCAGTATTCCCAGGCCAATTACGGTCAGGCGAGCGTCCAAAGTACGCCACAATCGGCTCCGCAGACTTGGCAAGCCAGCCAGACATCATCGCCCAACTATTCCCAAACCTCTTCGACTCCTTCTCAAGAGCGGCTCGCAGAGATAGCCCAGGAAGTGGGGATGAGCGACGACAGCAGGACAGTGATCGACGCGTTCGGGATAGAGGCACCAGCGATACTAAACCAGTACGCGGTAAATCTAGAAGGAATGCTAGACAACGCAGTTGAGTGGGGAAATAGAGCAGCTGAAAATATTAAAGGATATGCAAATTTCGCTGTTCAAGAGCATCAAGAGAATTTAGCTTATAACGAGATTCTCACTAATCCTGATGTTCTTAGTGATTACACATTGAAATTCTTTGGACCAGAAGGACCTCATCCTGTATATGAGAACACTTCACAGCTAGAGACAAAAGGTTATCCAACACAACCTGTTGCTCAAGCACAGCCTGGACAACAAGGCAGTCAAATGCCAGCTCCTCCAGCCGCTGCTGCTCCACAACAGCCAGAAAATTTCTGGGGAAGCTTCAATGATCAGATGGCTAGAGATCCACAGAATGCTTGGAAGATTCTTAACCAAGCACAACCAGGAACCGTACAAAATAAACTCTTTGTAATGGAGTAAAGATATGAATCCTGCCTATTACAGATATGGCATTCCTACTCTCGGCGGCGCAGTCGTCGGAGGAGTAGGTGCTGCTCAAGATGGCGGTGATTTTGGAAATGTTCTTGGTGGTACTCTCCTTGGTGCTGGCATAGGTGCTGGTGCTGCAGGAGCCGCAAGATCATTTGACGTTGCTGGTCCAGCTGCTGAAGGTATTGCTAAAAGAGTGTCACAAAAAGCTGGCAGTGCAAAAGGTAAAGGAAAAGAATTTCTTGACCGACAAGTTGCACAACTTTTAGAACAAACTCCTGATTCTGAAGTACGTAAAAGTATTTTGATGCAAGGAGGACAAATGGGAAGAAATATCCTTAATCCTTTAGTGGCAACTAGTGCAGGAGATGTTTCTGGTATAGGAGCAACAGCTTTGGGTTATGGCTCAATGCTTCCTGCAGGTGCAATAGCTGGAGGCGTTGCTTCTATGCTTAGTCCAATAGATCCAGAATCATACGGTTCTAGTAATTTGCCTCAGACGAGAGCAAATTCTCTTTATCAAATGACAAGTAATCTCAACAGATAATTTGTTATTTTTTAGAGTTTAAATTAACTAAGTTAGTAATAAATTACTGACTGTTAAAATATTTAGTTAGATAGGGCATGCTCATGTCTGACTCTTTCACCCGATAATAAAAACATCAGACATTGGAGGAATAAAACCAAGTGTTTATTGATAATGATTTCCCAAAAATTTTGGGGGCCGAGCTTTACAGACCACATCCTGGTTATATCGCAGAGATGGCAGTCGAACCAGTAGTGGTACACGACTTCACTCGCCAACCTGGACAAACTGTTCAGCTAGATCGTTACAAGTTCTGGGGAACTCCTGGTACAAAGGACAGCCGTGAGCGTGTAGCTGATCAAACTATTGGTACTGCCAATAGCCGTAACATCACAAAGGAAAAGGTTCTTGTAGTACTTAAAGAGTACACAGGTCCTGCAGACCCTGGTGATGCTACACAGTCAAGTACTTTCAAGATTGCAAGAGAAACTCTTGTAACAGCACAGCGTCTACTACTTGACACAGGGAACCTTAATATGTTCCATCAGAGCATAGGTTCACTTACCCTTTTGGATGATTACAGACGTTGGAGAGACAGAGTATTTATTGACGAACTAGCTAAAGCAGAAGCTAATGGTGCTGCTTCAACTAGCCAAGGTGGATACTATTTCGCTGACGGTAAGACTAAAGATGCTACTGGTCGTATTTCTTACTCTGCTACTGAGATAACAAATACAAAGCAGCAGTTCTCTGTTAAGACTGACCTTTTGACTGTTGTAAAGGATTTACGTAAGCGTAACGTTCCTACTTATGCAGACGGTTTATATCGTTGCATATGCGACCCAACATTCATGATGCACTTACGTCGTGACTCTGACTTCAGAGAAATCGCACGTTATGCAGGTGCTCCTGGACAAGGAATGTACATGGGCAACCCCATGATTCCTAACAACTCAAGTTTCTATCAGGGACCACAAGCTGGACAAGCTTACTTCCTTGCTGGTGAACCTGTAATGCCAACAGGCGTACAGTTTGAAGGTGTTAAGTTCTTCGAGTCTACAAACTTCCCAACTAAGAATATTACTTCTTCCTATAACGGTGGTGGTGCTTACTCTTCAAGAGAAGTTGCTCAAGGATACTTCTTCGGACCTCAAGCAATTGGTGTTGGAATTGGTGGCCCTAATGCACAAGTACTTATCAATAATAATGATGACTTTAGCAGATTTATTATTCTGATTTGGCAGTTGTACGCTGGGTTTGACATCCTTAATAAGGATTTCGTAACCACAGGATTTAGCTTCGTAGCTGACGCTTAATTCTCAGACTATTTAATAATTAACGATACAATTTTGGAGAAATAAATGGCTTATTTGTCTTCTAAGAAAATCTATCCAGGAAACTGGGCAGAGCCTCTTAATGGTTGGTATAAAAATATTGACACAAACGACGATAGTACTAATGACAAGTCATCAGGCGGTCCTACTGCTGTGTTGGCTGTCCCAGGATGGAAGTATTTCCAGAACCGTGGATATGCAGAAGTAACTGGTAAAGTTGGTGCTAAATGGAGTTCATCTGACGTAATCGTTCCTTCCCCTTACAGGAATGACGATACTCGTACAGACATCACAGGAATGGTAGTTGGCGGTTCTGCTGGCTCTCCTTCTTATGTTTATCGTGCAGCTGTTTCAGTTGCTAACGGTTGGGGAGATGGACGTGTTGCATCTGGTGTTTACACAGATACAGGAAACGTTATTTCCTTCGGACGTAGTAATGGTGGTGCTCCAACAAACAATACTGTCGTAGCTGAAGCATGTGCTCAGGCAAACATTGCTTCTACTGTTGACGGAACTACTGACGGTGCTGCAGGAGCTATCTTCTTTGCAGGTGGTAGTTCAGCTGTAAGTACAGCTCCTATCTACTACGCAAGTGGTACAGCAACTGGTGGTGCTTTGGAAGATTCAACTTCTCACTATCAAGTAGTTGCTGACACAACTTGGAAAGTATTTACTAAAGATGGTGCTAATGCTACAGCAGTTGCTGATGGTGTTTATCTATCTGATGCAGATGCTGACGCTGGAAACAAAGGATACATCGTTGTTGAAGTATGTTACATACAGCAAGATGATGCTCCTGGATATGCTGATATTGAACAGTATCTAACTAACCGTACTGTTTCTTAGTTTTTGAGTTAAACTAGGATCAGAAAGTAACATTCTGGTCCTAATGACTACTCTTTTTAAACATAAGAAAACGGGTGCAAGAGTTAAAGTTATAAGTGAATTAGACAATGGCGACTGTTTTATGGTTGAGGATCAGGACAGTCGCACTTTTTATGCTTATCATTATGAGTTAGAAAGTGATCCAGAAGGTACTAAAAAAGTAAAGACATTACAAATTAAAGATAAAGCTGCAAAAGAAGAACCTCGTGACTTCCCTCCAGAAACAAGATTAAATATAAATGGAGCTACACCACAAATGATTGCAGATCATATTAAAGGAATAGGTCTTAAAACTGCTCGTGAAATTAAAGATTTACAAATGTCACTGTCGGGTGAAAAGTTTAACAATCTAGAGCAATTAAAAGATATAAAACGAGTAGATTGGGATTCTGTTTTTGCAGCTGATTTAATCCGAGTATAATTTTAATTAATAAGCATTTTTATTGTGCAATTATCTGACTTTGATAAGAGTAGAGTTAGATACCATTTAGGGTATTTTACTGTTTCTGTTCCAGCTGGTGATTATGCCAGATTGGAAGAAGCAAT